TGTATTAGGTCCATGCTTAACCTTCTAGGGTTGCTATACGAGCTTCAAGCTCTTGTATTGCTTTGACTAAGATTGGTATGAGTGAAGAGGGGCCAAGTCTTTGTCTACCATCTGTAGGATCAGCAGACCACATATCAAATCCATCTTTAATTTCTGAGTGTGCATCAATAGCTGCCTTTACTTCTTGAGCAATAAACCCATGATTTGTTTCACCTTGACTTAGCATAACTCTATCATTTGAGTCTTCTACATATGATCTGTGATCTGATGGTACGTCTTTTTCTTTTTTCCATTTAAAAGTTACTGGCCTTAGATCATTTACAAAAGAAAGACCTGCCGTGGCATCTGCTATATCTTCTTTGTAGCGTTCATCAGATGGAGCAGTAATAGAAGTTGCACCAAAGGCTATGGCACTTGTTGTATTTTCGTCACCAAAACAAAGAGTGTCGTCTCCATTACCTGTAACATCATGACCTATAACAATTTGACTCTCTGAGTCTGTTGCTGATGTGTGGCAGTAACTACCTAAAAGAGTGTTTTTGTTGCCAGTTTCTGTATCTATCCTAAACCCACCTGCAAGATACCCCACTACTACATTATAATTACCAGTTGTTAAAGACTCACCTGCTCTAGCACCGCCTAGGGCGTTCTGTATGCCAGTTGTGATATTTGTACCTGCTTGATAACCAACGGCTACGTTGAGAGCATCTGTAGATGTGGTAAAGTTTTGGTCAAAAAGAGCTTGCGTCCCTATAGCAACAGACTTATTGCCTTTTGTATCTGCTGCGAGAGCTTGTACGCCCATAGCAACATTGTAGTCAGCATCTGTAAAAGCGGCTCCAGCTAATGCACCCGTAAGTGTGTTTTCAAGACCTGTGGTCATTGCCCCTGCTGCGGAATAGCCAACAGCAGTATTGTAAGAACCTGTAGTAATCGCATCACCTGCAAGTGAGCCTATAAGGGTGCTGAGTGTAGCCGTGGTAATTGTACCACCTGCATAATATCCAACTGCTGTATTGTGAGTGTCAGTGGCTGTAGTGGGAGCTTGACTGCCTAGTGCAAAATAACCTAAAGAAGTAGCTTTGCTGCCTAAAGCATTATCAGTTAAACTTGCATAACCCACTGCTGTATTAAAATCAGCATCAGTAATAGCATCACCTGCTGCGCTACCTATCAGGGTGTTCTGTATGCCCGTGGTGACTTCAGTACCCGCAAGATAGCCGACTGCTGTATTACCAGTAGATGTAGCCGTAGTGAAGTTTTGAGCAGTTAAAGCACTTCTCCCAATAGCTACGCTGTACTGACCTAAAGTATCTGTAGATAAAGCTCCGTATCCTACCGCAACATTTTCATCAGAGTTAGTCAGTGCGTCACCTGCAAGACCACCAATGAGGGTGTTCTGTACGCCAGTTGTGACTGATACCCCTGCTTCATAGCCCACCGCTACGTTGTAAGCATCTGTAGCTGTCGTGAAGTTTTGTGTGCCTAAAGTGGACCTACCAATAGCTATGCTTCTGCTACCTAGAGTATCTGCACCTAATGCTCTACTACCTAAAGCAACATTAAAGTCTGCATCAGTTAAAGCATCGCCAGCTAGACTGCCTATTAGGGTGTTTTCTACGCCAGTTGTGACTGATAGTCCTGCTTGAAAGCCCACCGCTGTATTATACGAATCTATAGAACTAGCTTGGTTGTGAGTGGCTAATGCATAATTACCTATTGCTACGTTTCTATCTGAAAGTATATTAGTGGTAAAAGATTCGTAGCCAATAGCAATGTTGTTATTTCCACTAGTAGTAGCGTCACCTGCCTGACCACCCAAAAAGGTGTTTGCTATGCCTGTGGTGACTGCTAGACCAGCATGATACCCAACAGCCGTGTTGTAAGTATCTGTCGCTGTGGTAAAGTTTTGTGCGTTTAAAGTGGATTTTCCAATAGCTACTGAACGACTACCTAACGTATCAGAAGCCAAAGCATCAAATCCAACGGCTGTGTTTAAATCTGCGTCTGTTAAACTAACACCAGAAGTTGTACCTATTAACGTATTTTTAACCCCTGTTGTGACTGACTGACCTGAACCATAACCAACGGCTGTATTTTTACTATCTGTCGCTGTAGTAAAATTTTGAGCTGTTAAAGAGGAGTATCCAATTGCGGTAGATTTACTGCCTAAAGTATCTGCTCCTAAAGCTGACACACCTACTGCTACATTGTAATCTGCGTCCGTTAAAACATCGCCAGCTAGTCCACCGATGAGAGTGTTTTGTATGCCAGTGGTGACGTTTACCCCTGCTTGGTGTCCAACTGCTACGTTGTAAGAATCTGTAGATGTAGTAAAATTTTGAGTGCCTAAGGCTTGCATCCCTATAGCAACAGACTTACTTCCCTTAGTATCTGAGGTTAAAGTTCCATAACCAACTGCTACATTAAAATCTGCATCCGTTAACAAGTCTCCTGCCTGACTGCCCACAAGAGTGTTTTTTAGACCCGTTGTAATTGCTGCACCTGCCGTATATCCAACGGCAGTATTTTCTCCTGCTGCACCTGCATTAAGAACTTTAAGCGCCCTGTACCCAACAGCAGTATTATTACCATCAGCATCTTCCGTAACTAAAGCCTCAAAACCGATGGCTACATTGTTATCACCCGTAGTCAAAGCAGTACCTGCCTCATCACCCACGATCACGTTGTAGTTACCGCCAGAGGCTATTGAGTTACCTGCGTTGACGCCAAGGCGTAGGTTGGATGTACCAGAAGTTGTGGAAGAATAATCACCCGTCACGGCTACATCTCCAGCAACAGTCAGATCGTCATCAACCAGCAAGTCTACCACGTTAAGCGTGGCAAAGGCGTCAACCATAGCCGCGCCAGAACCTGCGCCGTTCGAGTAAACCGCCTTGGTCTGTCCCGCTGGGATTGTAATATTAGCCCCAGACCCTTGGGATATAAGGATGTTCTGGGAACCAGAGGTTCCGTTCTCAATAAACCACAGCTTGCTAACTGTGTTTGGACCAAGGGTAATTGTACAAGCAGAATCTAAAGTACCAGTGTACTTTAAAAATATGGATCTGCCGGGGTCTGTTGCACCGTCTGCGATTGTGGTTGCGTGTGTGTCCGCGTTAGTTGTAATGGCCTCTGTGCCAAAAGCAAACGCTTCCGCAATTAATTCTAAATTTGTGTTAGTGGTATCACCCCAAGTTCCTGATTGTTCGCCGGAGCCTATTTCCTCTAACCGTAAGTCATTTGTATATACACTTGCCATTTTTCTATCCTATGCTGCAATGTCCGTCCAAGACGGCGTTTGCGAGGGTGTTACCCCCGTAAAGTTTGATGTTTGCGAGGGCGTTACCCCCGTAAAGTTTGATGTTTGTGAGGGTATGATCATTCCCCACGGCTGCGGCATGTCACCTATTTCTCCAGTTCCCGCAACTCCTGTAACAGATATATTTCCTGCACCTGTGATAGTAACAGAGCCAACAGAACCCGTTCCTGCAATACCTGTGACAGATACTTTAGAATCACCCGTTACAGTCGCACTGTTTACCGAAGCTGTCATCGTTACCATCGTATTAGTGGTAAAGAAACTTCCTAAGGCTGATGTGCCAGCAACTCCCGTAACCGATACGTTAGCTACTCCGACAACTGTAACTGAACCAACTGCACCTGTGCCAGCAACCCCTGTAACCGATACGTTAACAACGCCCGTAACAGACACAGAGCCAACTGCACTGGTTCCTGCAACTCCCGTAACCGACACATTTGCGTCAGCAGTAACCGTAGATGCACCTACAGATCCAGTAGCGCCGGGGAGTGCAACCTCTGAGTTCCACGCGCCTTCGTTCCACCCTCTGGTAGAGCTATTCCACCCATGAAGTGCAACGATGGCGTCAGACATTAGGCTATCCGGATAATCGCGTTAGACGCATCCGCTGTTGGGAAGACAACCGTAAAGTCACCAGAACTAGCAGCTTTATCCGCGCCAAAATCCAAAACACAAACTGTTGGATCTCCAGAAGCAGCTTCGTTATAAACCAAAGCACCCCTTACTGCCGATATTGTAACCGTAGAAAAGACTTCATCTGCAAAGTCTGTAAACGCGGTTGTGCTGCTGCTTGTTGGAGTAACACTTGTTAAAAAGTTACCTTTAGCAGTGTAATTTGTACCACTAATTTCGTTGCTAGAAGTATAAGCAGTAGTTGCCGCTGTAAAACTAGCACTGTTGTCATACAGAGCAATTTTAAACTGGTCACTTGCTGCCGTAAAATTGTGAACCCCCTTCATTAGTTCTACTTTGAACGAGGTGCATAGAAAGTTGCCACTAAAAGCCATTACATGTTCCTTATATATTCGGCCAGTTTTAACTGACCAGCATCTTTAATTGCATTATATACCGTAGTTCTATCACTTTGGATAGCCTGCATCATATATACCGCAATGATCTTTTCCATCTCATTACGGTACGCGTGGGCCTGATCCCTTATTGCAGGAGGAGCATTGTCGGAAATACCTATAAGTTTATTTACGCAACGCTTCGCAGTTTCTTCAGGAGTAAAACCACGATTGTCTGTAGTTTCTACTCCTACCTTAAAATCATTAGACATAGATACGCCAAAAGACATGTTGTTCATTGTTTCTGCCTCACAACGGGTCCTGTTCTGTACTCATCTGTAACTTCTTTGCTCTCGCCAAGGAGTTTGAGACCCATGATGGCCTCAACAAAACGCTTTTCATACAAGACCTGCATGTCCTGTTCGCCCTTCATAAAGATATAAGCTTCCATTAAGCTTCCGTACAAAAGAGCTAAATCAGCATTTTCGCTAATCCAAGTTTCAGTATTATCCGGAACTATTTTTTCTGAAGTTGTTCCATTTGTAACGCTGTTAATTACTGCAACAGCCCCGCTGGTATCTCCCACCAACGCTGTGCCAGAAGATGCGGTTCCTCTAGGATAAGCATCTGTCAAACCCGCAGGAAAATTAGCAGTTATTGTCGTGTTGTCAGTTCCAGATGTTCCTGTAACAATAAAAGAAGAGTTTGCAACGGAAGTGGTTTCTCCGGCTGGAGTTGCGATAACTGTTTCTCCGGCAGAGAAAACAGTTGCACCTGTATAAGCTACTACAAACGTAGTTTCACTTTTTGTTAAACTTGTTGGACGATAAAAGTAATGAATTTCAGCCGCATAAGAGCTATCCGGAGTAGGGCTTAAAATTAAATTGTTAAGATCATACTGAGCGTAGTAACGAGGAGGTCCAGTTACTGCCGGATCAGGGTTAAAAGATTGAATAAAGTTTGAATCTTTAAAATCTAAAAAAACCACTTCGCCGGAACTGTTAGTAAAAGACAAAGCAAACGGAGCTAGAAAATCGCTTGGAACTCTTAAAAACTTATTAGAAGCAGACATTGAACCAGAGTCGTTCTTTTGAAACAAACTTAGCTGAACGTTCTTTAAAATACGTTCTTCTGTGTTTTTAATAAAAACAGGGAGATTACTTACAAACGTTGTCTCGTTGTTTTCAGTGTAATCAATTATTGCCTGTTTTAATGTAGTGTAAGTATAGCTCATGATATAACCACCGTAACATCTCCTACAAAACCAAAAACCCGTGTTGGTCTAGGCTGCGGTTCTTCTACTAAGGGAATCCCAACATAAACATCTAAATTTTCTTTTATATCAGGACGCGCATCTTTTAAAGCTTCAGGATCGTTTACTTTACGAAAGGGACCCAGTTGGGGCTGTTTAGCCTCAAACTCATCGCGACCAACAAGCATGCCGTTCCACTCTTTACGCATGTCTCTATACCGATACCGGAAGCCGGATCGATCAGAGATGGCATAAGAGTTTCGACCTGTTGCAAATTTGCTCATCAACCCACCCTGTAATAATCATATTTTGGAACAACGTTAAACGATGCCCGGTCACGATCTTCAGTCATAGCGCGTTCAAACTCTTCTTCATACATAGCTTTTAACATTTGAACACGATTAGGGGCTCGCTTTACTGCAATGTAATAAGCTAATCCTGCCGCTAAACATGGATAAAACCTAAACGGCATGTCCATAGTG